CGGCAAGGTCGGGATGAGTGACCAGGGATTCGGCTTCGACCTCGACACCGACCGGGGCGATTGCACCGAGGGGTTGTGTGGTCCACCAGGACCACAGGTCGCCCCAGGTGTCAGGCGCTCCCCAGGTGTCGTCAGGGTCGGAGGTTGACGAGGCACTCGCGGTGAGGGTGAAGCCCACGTCAAGGGTGCCGGTGTCGGTGTTGGTGACGACAGCCTCAGCGGTGAGGTTGAACGGGATGTCCAGCGCGGCGGTGTTGCTGGGTGACGAGGCGGTCGCGTCTGCTGTGAAGGTGAAGCCTGCGCTGACAGTGCCGGTGTCGTTGTGGGTGATGATGTCCGGCCCGACCCATCCCGCGGTGTCGAGAGCGAATCCGTCCATGTAGAGGAACTCGCCGGACGACAGGAACGAGTAGACGCCGCTGCCATTCCACGCTGTCGGCCACACGGTCAGCGTGTCGGATCCGATACTCGACCCGACTAGAGCGGTCGAGTCGTAATCCGGTGTCCCCGTGGAGCTCGGATTGAGCCAGAGCTTCGCGTGAACCGTCGTGTTCGACGTGAACGTCTCCACCCGAAACCATTGGTTGAGCGGGACAGCATTCGACGCTGAGGTGTAGTTGTCCGCCCCCGTCCCCGCGATGGTCCGGTGCAGGTTCGATGTCTGGTTTCTACACACGAACAGGCGGCGCGAAGCGTCAATACCGACCATGTGCGATGCGGCGAACCCCGTCCCCGACCAGCGGGTGATCGAGAAGCCGCCTGTCGGCGCTGCGGTCAGGTACAGGTAGAACCGCTGATAGGACGCCGCAGGGCTGCCGTTCCCGAGGTAGGCATAGGCGCCGGTCGTGGTGGAGTTGCATCGGCCCGCCAGGGAGCCTCGATACACCTGACCGGCGTTCAGCGCACAGTCAGAAGCCGTCCCAGCGGGCGTTGACGCCCAGATGAACGACCCATAGGTGCCAGCAGGGGCGGTGGGGATCGCGCCAGCTGTGCCCTCAAACGTCTGTGTCGCAGTAGTCATCTCATGCCGCCAGCGTCGTCAGGTTGAACAAGCCGACCTGCGCAAAGTCCACGACGCCCGTACCCGTGGCAGTGGACAGCGCGACCGTGATTGACGTGGTGCCCGAAGGCACGACGTACTCCTGGTAGAACGTGCCGTCCGTCAGGTTCTGCGTGAGCCCGCTGATGGGCTTGATGCTGCCGGTGGACCCGCCTGTGAACGTCACGGTGACGGTGTACGTCTGCGTCCCGCCCATGCTTGCCGCACGCACCTTGCCCGACACGGCAATGGTGTCCCCGACGGTGATCGTGGTGCCGTTCACCGTCTCGGACTGAGACAGCGACCGGGCACCCGATCCGCCGAAGCGGAACCACTTGCCCTGCGCCGCCGAATCCGTCACCAGTGAAGGCGAGCCGGTGCCGCTCCACGTCCACGAATCCGGTGTGCCGTCAGCGTTGGAGTCCAGGTAGAAGCAGCCGTTCGCCAGCAGGTTCGACGGCTCGTAGTTGTCCTGCGCCAGCAGCGGATAGTTCGGCGGCAGGATCGACTCAAACACCGTCTTCGCTGCCGTCGCCCACGCCACATGACCGGCCTCGTTCGCGTGCCCACCGTCGTAGGTGAGGCTGGACGTGAACGACCCGTCCGACACATCCACCGAAGGCTTGTAAACGTCGATGACGGCGATGCCGTTGGCGTCGGCGTAGGTCTTGATCCAGGCGTTGAACTTGCTGATCGACGCCTGGAACGGGGCCGAGTAGTCGTTCGGCGGAATCAGCATCAGGATCGGTGTGGCGCTGATCGCCTTCACCGCTGCGACCAGGGCGATCATGTTCGTCTTCCAGGTGGAGAACGACGTACCGACCGCGATCTCGTTCGTGCCGAACCCGATCACCACCGCAGTAGGGGCATACGGGGTGATGTCCGTGGAGAACCGGGACAGTCCCTGCGATGCCTGCTCACCCGAGACACCCGCGTTCTTCACCACGCGGCACCGCTGGTTCGTCATCAGCGACGCCCACAGCGGCCAGCAGGTGATCTGATCCGTGACCGTCCACTCAGACGGGCCGTAGACCATCAGGGAGTCACCGATGAACGCGACCCGGTTGCCCGGCGTCTGCCGCGTCGCTCGCTCCTCGATGGCCTCCAGCGCCTCCAAGCCCTCGGAGTGCGCGTTGAACAGGTCAGCCGCATCCGTTGCGGAACCGTCATTCGCACGATCCCCGTGGGCAACGCGCGGGTAAGGACCCGGCATCGGCTAGGACGCCAGAGTCGAAACCGCAGCTGACAGCGACGTGAGTGCGAACGTGTCACCGTTGTGCACGGTGCGACCCGTCCCGAACGCACCCGTCGCCAGGCAGTTGCCGCCCGACACCGCATCCCAGATCGAGAAATGCGTGATCGTCTCGGTGCCCGCCGACCAGGAAGTCCACGACGGCAGTGTGCCGTTCGCGGCCTTCGACCCGGACCCAGCGGCGGCGAACGTCAGCGCCTTGCGCGTGGTCTCGGCGGACGCAGCGGTGGCACCGACGCCAGGGGAGGCGGTGTGCAGCTTGAGGTACGTGGTCCCGGTCAGCAGCGTGTCAAGCACACTGTTCGCGGCGGCGGTAACAAGGCCAAGAGGCATCGTCAGTTCTCCTCATCGTTGTCGGTGGTCACGACCGCCTCGGCGGCGGGCGTGATCTGCACCTCGGCGGGACCGGACACGACGGCACCCCTCTTCCTTCGCTGTTCAGATGTAGGTGGTGCGCCCCCGGCCCGGGCTTCCCCTCCCGGGACCGGGGGACGGGTGGTCAGGCCTGGGCGGTGCGTCCGCGGCCACGGCCCCCGCGGGTTGCCGTGCGCTTGCCTTCGCCACTGGCCTCGGCCGGCGGCTCAACACCACGCAAGCGCAGCTGCTCGTCGACCTCCGCGACACGGTCGTCGCGCCCATACACGGCGTAGCCGTGACGCTCCTCGAGGAGGGCATCGATGAACGCCCGCTCCGGGTCGGGTGCTTCGGTGGCGGCTGCTTCACGCTTGGCGGCCGCGCGGTCGAGGTCGGAGATCGGCTCCGAAGCCTCTTCGGTCGTGGTCTCGTCGGACATGGCTCCTCCTAAGGGTCAGGAGGCGGCTGCCTCCAAGTACTCCGCCGCGCGTCGAAGCAGCGCCGGCTGGTCGTTGAAGCGGCCGAGCAGCATGTTGTGCTCGCCGCACAGGAGTCCCCGCACGCGGCCGGTGTCGTGGCAGTGGTCGACGTGGAAGAACTGCTTGTACTTCGCCTTCTGTGTCCCCGGGGTCACGTCGCAAAGCGCGCACGTTCCGCACTGCTTGAGGAGCAGTCGGTCGTACTCAGCCTGCGTGATGCCGAACTTCCGGAGTAGATGCCGCTCCCGGGTATGCCCGTTCTCGCGCCGAAACGCTTCGCCACAGTCCCGCGTGCAGAACTTGGTCTTCTCGCGGTCATATCGGGGTCGGTACTTCACCCCGCAGTAGGCACACACGCGCTCGGGATTCGGAGCCATGGTGCCGCGCTCGCCGCGGCTGTAAGCAGCGAAGCAAGCGCGGCACCACGTTCCGTCTCGCCCCCGGTAAGAGGGGCTGAACTCCTCCGTGTCCTTGACCTTCTTGCATCGGCCGCACCGCTGATCCATGTCTCCACGTTATCAGAAGGTAGGCCGTCAGAAGGCTAGAACGAAGGGGTAACCAATCCGGTGCCGCCGATCTTCTGCGCGTGAGCGCGGCGGGTGAACGTGTACGCGAAGTACCCGTAGACCACCAGGACGATGCCGAGGGACTCAGCCTTCGTCTGCTCGGCGCGGATGAGGACCGGGGCGTCGGTGTCCTCCCACAGGCGAGACTGGCGCTGCGAGACGAAGTAGATCTCGTCCTCGTTCGTGCCGGCACCCAGGTTCGTGGCGATGTTGTTGTCGACCACGACCGGGACGCCCGAGGGCAGGACGCCGCGGAAGCCCGCGCCGTAGCGCTCGGCGTAGTTGGCGCCAGCTGCCTGAGCGGCTGCCCCCGGCTGACCGAACAGTGGCCAGGTGGAGGTTAGCTGCGACTGCAGCCAGTACCAGCGCCGCGAGTGCATCACGGCGATCGTGTCGCCGGGGTCGCTGTCGAGCAGTGCAGCCTCGACGGCGGCCGGGCCCGCCAAGAGCTTGGGGTACAACTCGGCCGCGGTCGGTGTGCCATCGGTGTAGGCGATGGCTGTGGCGACGTTGGTCAGGCCGTTCGTGGCCTGGTTCAGGATCTTGGAGTCGAGGTTCGCCCGGTACGCCGAGACGAGGTCCTCGATGATCGTCTCCTCGATGCCCACTCCACGCTCTGAGCCCTGGCGGGACACCGTCTGGCGGCCGGCGGCCGTCTGGATGTTCACCGTGAGCAGCGTGTCGTCGACGTCGGTCTCGGAGGCGTTGGAGTTCTCCGAGGACTGCACGTCGACTGAGGAGCCGGTCGTCAGCTTGCTGATCTGAACGACCATGCCCGTCTCGGGCAGCGACTGCGACCCGATGGCGTCGGCCAGCGGTCGGTCAGCGCGCGCGAACCCGGCCTTGTCGTCGACCAGGTACTGAGGCACGACCAAGCCGGAGAAGGCGCCAGTGCCGACGGCACGGTCGAACTGCTCCATACCGCGCTCAACGCGCTCCTCGGCCATGTGGCGGTCGATGCGAGCCGCGGCCTGACGGTCGCCCAGGAACGCCGCGGTGACGTCCTCGGCGAACTTCTTGCCGGTGCGGTCCACGCCCGGGTGGTACGTGCGCTCTTCGGAGCCGACACGCGCGACGCGGTCGTAGGCCGGCTTCGAGGCGGCCGGGGCGGTCTCACGCATCAAGCGCTCGGCAGCCTCATCCTTCTCGAGCTCGGCCTCGTAGCCGCGGATCTGCTCGGTGAGGGCGTCGATCTCGGCGTCGAGGGCGTCCTTGGCAGAGCGCTTCTCGGCGACAAGCGCCTCGTCGGTGGTCTCGGCGGCACGGAGTTCGCCGAGTTCGGTGGCGATGCTGTTGCGCTGCTCCAGCTTGCTTGACCGCTGGGTGCGGAGCTGCGCGATGAGGTCCTTGAGCTTCACGGCTCAGGCCTCCTTTCCCCGCCAAGGGTTGGCGGATCGCTTCGGATGAAGGGCAGCCCGGGCACAGCGACAGACCCCCAGGCACATGGCGCGGGGGCGCATCGGCGAGACGTTGGGCAGAACCGGCACCGCTCGGTGCCGGAAGATCAGTCGAGAGTGCGGGCGGCGCTCTCGAAGTCGTGGATGGCGACGGGGCGTGCGACGCGCTGCTGCAGCAGCGTCAGGGCTTCGCGCGCCTGCTCGTCGGAGGCGTCGCGCACAAGCGACGCGAGATCTGCTGAACGCAGGCCGGAGCCGGCGGTGGCTGGGTTGGCTCCGTAGCCGACGATCGCGACATCGCCGCGGTGAATGTCGGCCTCCTCGATGTGGTACTCGGTCCAGTCGGGCGACCACTGGCCGCGCACGATGAAGAACCGGAACGACATCTCGTCGATGAGGCCAGCCCGCAACTTGGGGGCGATGTAGGCGACATCGGCATCGGTGGGGTCCAGGTCGGCACCGACCCACAGACCATGGTCGTCCTCGCGCAGTTCGAGCGTGCCGTTGGTCGTGCGGGCGATGCGGCGCAGTGAGTCGTGCGCCAGGACCAACGGGACGTCCAGTTCAGGCAGGCTGAGGGAGTTCGCGAAGGCACCGGGTGCGACGACCTCGGTGTACGGACCGAACATGTCCCACATCTGGTAGCCGTGGTCGGTGACCGAGGCGTACCCCTCGAAGCGCAGCGCGCCGCCGTCGCTGGCCTCTCGCAGCTCGACGCGGCCACTGAGACCGGGCGTGCGTGCGGTAGCCGATGACGTCTCAGCGGAGCGGCGCTGCGACGGGCGGTCAGCTGCAGCACGCGTGGCTTGCGATCGGGCCAGGGCGGCCTCGCGCAGGGAGGGCTTCATGCGGGGACTCCTTGGGTCGCTCCGATGGCGGGCGCCTTGTTGGGGAACAGAACGGCGAACTCGTTGATCTGCTCGTCGGTGAGCGGCGCCTTGTTCAGCAGGCCGCGGGCTTCGCTCGGGGTGGTGATGCGTGCGTCGATCTCGACCTTGAGTTTGTCGACGACGGACTTGGGGTCCATACGCAACAGCGCGTCGCTGTTGAGCTTCACAAACTGCGGCTTGGGGGTCAGGCGAGTGAGCGCCTTCTCGCGGCGGATGACCGCTGGGCCGATGTTGATGATCAGCAGCTGCAGGTTCCGCTGCGTCACGTTCGCGTAGGTGATCGCGCCAGTCGAAGTCTCCGCGTCGATCATGTCGCCGGGCACCCCGTAGAAGCGGCAGGCATCCACGACCCCGTACTTCATCTGATCCATGAACGCCGTTTCCGACGCTGGGACCGACATGAACTGGAACTCCCAGTCCTTGCCGGTCACGAAGATGTCGCGGTCGGCCGTCGCGGCCTTGAACTGCTCCTTTGCCGCGCCGGCGATGTCCTTCACGACCGTCTTCTCGGTGTTGCGCAGCACCCCGGAGGGGGCGGCGCCGTTGCCGAACCAGTCGAGGGCGAACTGCTGCGCAGACAGGTAGGCGCCGATAGACCATGCCGCGTAAGCCGTGGGGTTCAGTCCGACAGCCAGACCCGGCAGGGTGAACTGCTTCTCGTGCCAGATGCTGAACGGGTCGTACTCGCGGCTGCCCACCCGGTACGAGTGCAGCTCGCCACCCTTGACCTTCACGCCCACGTCAGCCGCGGGGACCAGGTCAATGCGTGAAGGCAGGCCCAACCCGTTGCGCGCGGTGATGATGCCGAAGGCGTTGCCGTAGCGGTCGAGTTCAACCTGCGTCGAGTAGAGCCACTCCTCGATCTCCACCCGGGATCCACCTGGCTCGACGAGCACGGGGGGCTTCGGCGCCTCGAACTGCACGCCGTTCACGCGGCGGAACACGTCGATCGGCATCGTCGAGATCAGGTCCGCCCGCAGTCGCAGGCACGCCCACACTGCCGAGTGCCGCATCGCCGATGTTGCATCGACGTGGACCCGGCCGTGCTTGGCCGAGTCACGAGTCGGGATCAAGGCGGACTCTTCGGAGCGCTGGAAGAACAAGCTCATGCGCTAGCCCTCCAAGAGATCGCAAGCAGGGCCACGCCACCGACGATCAGTCCGGCGGGCGGGAACAGCCAGGCCACACCAGCGACGATCAGTGAAGCGCCGAGAACGTCGAGGGCCGTGGTGACCATCCGGGACCTCCTCATCCGAAGCTGTCCATCAGGTCGTAGTCGGGATCGCCCAGCGCCCCGGCCAGCCACACGGCATAGGTGCCGGCGACGAGCGGGGTGATGTCGACGGTGGAGTCCTTGCGCGACCACTTGTGCCCATCGCCCACCTCGCGCAGGCGAGCGCCAGCCACGGCCGCCTCGAACTCCAGCTCCCCACGGGTCGCGAACGACGCTTCCGTGACGGCACGAATGAACGCACCCGTCGCGCGCACCGCGTCCTTGCCGTCGACCGGCTCCAGCTCGATGCCGGCGTTCTCGAACTCCTGAGTAAGTGCGCCGATCGGACCGTTCGGGTCGTAGCCCACGCGCGGGTCGATGTCCGGGTTCCGCTCGAGCACGCCCTTGACGTAGTCGACGAGCCAGCCCGTTCCGCGCTTGCGCTCGAGCAGCTCGAGCACGCCGCCGCCGAACACCGTCACTGACGCCGACGTCAGGCGAGGTGCTGCGTCGACTGTCAGACGCAGGCGGCCGGACGGCGCTGCGTCCTGGTTGGCGAGCGCACGCCAAGCCTCGATCTCGATCGCATCGACATCCTCAGCCGGTTCGTCCCACCAGCCCGCACGTTCACGGGCGTACTCCTCGGGCGGCAGGTCACGACGCTCGGACTCCAGGTAGGCCAGGCCGATGCGCTTGCCGCGCTGGGGGTTTGCCCGCGCGATGCGCTCGGGATCGTCCAGGCAGCAGCCAGGTCGGGACCAGTGGTGGTCGCACTCGTCGAGTTCGCAGGATGGTGGCTCGATGTCGCCCCACTCGGCGTAGGTCAGGCGCGGTTCTCCGGCAATGCCCCGCTTGCGCAGGTCGTGCAGCGGCGCCGATGTCGACAGCCCGGCACTCGACCCGTAGATGACCTGCGGATCCGGCCGCGCCGAGAGCGTCGGGAGTAGGGCTCCCAGGTGGGCGGCCTGGCCGAACAGCCACTCGTCCAGGATCACCTTGTCGCCGGTCAGGCCGCGACCGCCACCCTTGCTGCGGGCCTTGAACAGCAGCCGCGCGCCCGAGTGCAGCTCGATCGCCTCCTCGCCATTGCCACGCGAGACCCGCTTCACCTTGCGCGAGACGTCAGGGTGCGCCGCGCACAGCTCGTCCATGTCGCGGAACGCCTCTTGCGTCGTCGAGAACAGGTGCGCGGACCACGTGCACAGCCGCTGCTCGGTGACGAACAGCCACCCAAGCGCGGCCTGCTTGAACAGCCCCGTCTTCAGGTTCTGCCGCGGCGCCACCACGCCGATCGAGAAGGACGCCGACAGGCCCTGCTCGTCGACGGCGAAGATGTCATCCAGCAGCATTCGCTGCTCAGGGTCCGGCGCGAAGCCGACCAACTCGCACAGCTCGGCGACCAGCGGCCCATCAGTCGCGAAGTACTCCGGCCGGGTGTAGTGCGCCGGCGCAACGAGCTCAGGCGCCAGCACGCTTGGCACGCCTGCTCGCCAACTCGTCGACCTTGTCGCCGGCCACCGCCACGCCAGCCAGCGCCAACTCCATCGTCGCCGCCAGCTGCCGCGCCAACGCAGCCTTCGCGCTGCCCGACTCGCCAGGGGAGTCGAGCGAGCGCGCCAGTTGCAGCGCGGACTGGCCATGCGACGACGTCAGCCGGTCGTGCTGCGCGAGCTCGGCGCGCGTGGCCGCCTCGACGCCATCCACGACTGACTCCTGCAGCGGCGCCAGCTCGACGACCTTAGCCAGGTCCGGCCGGCGCGAGTGCTGCACGCGACACGACGACTTGCAGAACCGCGACGTCTTGCGCTTCGCCTCGTACTCGTTCCCGCACTGATCGCAGTGGCGTCGCATCGCGATCACCTCCGGCGTCGTTGCGCTACCCGCCAGATCGGGGAGAGAAAAAATGAAAGC